GTCGAGACCGAACCCACATCGGTCACAACGTAGATGCCGTTCTGTGTCTGCGTGGTCTGTTGATAGATCAGGACGCGGTCAGCAACATTAAGCGTCACGCCGTCGATAACCAGTGCGGCCTGCGTACCGGCATTGGTCAGAGTAGCACCAACCCCGGCAGTCCCGTTGTTATATGTCGCGTTCAGGTTGATCGGTGACTCGACCCGTACCGGCTGGTGGAAGTGAATACCGGTTGAGGCTACTGTATCGACGTACTGCTTGGTTGCCGCTTGAAGCGCCAGCGTCGGGTCTTGGGTCAGCGTAACCGAGGTCAGACCAGCAAGCGTGAGCGAGGTAGCACCGAGGGCCACGGTTGTGGTGCCGATGGTAACCGAACTGTTGCTCAGCGCAGCGTTAGGGATTGCAGAGAAGTTCGTACCCGTAAGCGTCGGGGTCGTGGAGAACGTCGGTGGGTTACCGCCAACAAGGACACCAGAAGCCGATGCAAGGAACGCCGTGGTGTTAGCAGCCGTCTGGTAAGGGACAGAGCCCGCAGCGCCAGCAGCTAGGTTAGTAGCCCGCGTAGCCGTCGTTGCGTTGCCGGTGATGTCGATGTTGACGTTACCAGTCGCGTCCTCATTGACTGACTTTTCAGCCGGGTAGGTGACGAAGACGTCTTTAGTGCCCGCCGAGAAGTTGACGAGGCTGCCGCTGTTGCTCGAAGAGAGCACCGTATCGCGGTTGAGCGTAGGACCGGCGCTGTTATATGTGCCGATACCGACTTCAAACTGACTGCCACCTGAGATGGTGTAGTAGGTGGTATTGCCGTTACCGATAGCCGCGCCGAACGACTGAAAGCCAGCGGGAGGCGAGCCACTAAGCGTGACTGACCCAGTGCCGGTCGTAGTGGTCGTATCTTTTACGCGATCTGCGAGAACGAGAGCCATCTACTACCTCACATCAGGTTGCGAAGCTTGTAGATCGTAGTGAGATAAACTTCCGTCACCCCGTCAACGAGGTTGGCTACCGCCCGGTTGCCCTTGCAGATAGCCTCATGGTTTTTCTCGATCCACGCAGCGTCTTCGATCAAAATAAGCAGGATGTCATCCGCCTTGGTCTTGGGGGCTTTGATGCCCCCCACCAGTTCAAACGCACCCTGATACGCCTCGACGAGCTTGTCGAGGGCGTCGATCACCTCATCGTAGAACTTGCCGAGTGCCTTATGCCGCGCGTACGCACCGACCCCATTGGCTGTCCAATGTTCGACATGCGCCACGTTGCGAGCATAAAACACTCGGCTGATAAGTTCTTCGATCATTAAGCGATCCGGATGATGGCCGTGGTGTTAGTGGCGGTCGGGAAGATGATGGTGAAGTCACCGTTCGTCGCCGTCTTGTCCGAACCAAAATCCAGCACCGCAACCGAGGCGTTCGTAAGCGCCGTGTTGGCGTTCGAGTTAGCCGAAGGCGTGGTGTTATAGATCAGCGCGCCGCGAGCCGTGATGGTCGCGTTAGCGAAGGTAAGGTCACCGAAGTCAACGAAGCCCGTACCCGTTTCCGAGTTCGTGTTGACCGCCGTCACACCGAGGTTGGTCAGCGAGCCGCCGCCAGCGGTGTAGTTGGTGCCCGACGACGAAACTTCGTCTGACGAGGTGTAAGTCGTGGTGTTCGCATCAAGCGAAGCGGTAGACGAGTACAGCGCCAGCTTGAACGTGTCCGCGCCAGTGTCGCCCGTGGGGCGGAAGTCGTGCACAGCCAGCATAAGCTGAGCCTTGAAGCTGGTGCACATTGCCTGCGTAATAGCCAATGTAGGTCTCCTTAACTGTCTAAGATGGGGATGAACTCTGAGTGCCCGGCCTTGTGAAATTTGTTCACCAGAGTCACGTTATGGGACCGGACAGCCTCGTGCATGTAATAGACGAGCACTTGGCGGATGGAGTCCTTGAACGCCTCCGCTTGGTCCCTGATAGCCGGATGGGAGTTGCCCCCAACATAGATGATCTTGTCGAGAGCACGTTCAGCAATCTCTTCGGGCGTAAAGCCGCGACCCTGCGTGGTCATCACCATCACGTCGCCGCCTAGCAGTGTTCCTACGGAGTCAATCATATCACCTCACCGGGTACCGCACTTGAGGTGTGCGGTACATGTCTTGGCGATTCTTCCCTTCGCCAAGCTGCTTGAGCATAGCCAATGCTTCGTCGTACCGCTTCTGGTATCCGGCGATTACATCAGCTTCACCCTTCATGAACGTATACGCTTCTAGCAGCGCGCCGTAAAGGAGCACGGACTCGAAGTTGTCGCCAAGCCACGACGTACCCGCCTCTGTGATGGACTGCGGGTAGTAGAAATAATGCAGCTCAAACTGGTAGTTCAGGTCTGGCGTGGGTCCGAGGATGTAGGAATCCACATCAAAGAACGCGTAATAGAGCGGCTTATCGGTATCGGTAGGCGACGGATAGGCAGCCCGGATATAGCTAACGTCCTTGTTCAGCAGATACTCGTAATCACCCGTGACCGGGTCAATCACCGCCAGAGAGAAGTTGGACAGCCAGTCCGAGGGGACCGAGAGATACTTGTTGCTCGCCGTGCAGTTGCCCGTCACGTTCTTGCGTAGGTCCAGAAGCTGGACCGTGTTGAAGATACGCTCTTCGGCGTTGACAATGAACGTATTAATTTGCTCAGTCGAAGTGAGTCCACCCGACCCCACCGTGTCTGGGAAGTCGTTTTCGGTGTAACCCTTAATGGTTTCGACAAGCTGAGCGTAGTTCATTAGCCAAGCTTCTTGCTGCTATGCGTACCTTTGGTAGCCGCACCGGTCCCGCGCGTCTTCACGGTCTGGGTGTTAGGTACGTTGTTCGGGTAGCCGCTGTTGCCCAGCGGGTTATGCGCTGGCTTGGGCTGATTGACGTTATCCATTTTTATCGACCTTTCCCATATCCTTGATCGGCTTCTTGCCGCTCTTCTGGTTCGCAACCTTAGCAAGGTTACGTCCGAGCTTCAGCATCTGGTCGTTAGTCTTACCACCCTTAGCCATATCAATTCTCCGTCGTCTGAATAGTCACGGTACCGACCTGACCACTGCCTGCCAATGTATCAGGAAGACCCCACAAACCCAAGGGATTTTGAAAACCCACAGGGTTCCACCCCCAGTGAATGATTCGGCTACCTTGCGAAGGGGTACCGAACGCGTCAGTATCCTCGGTCGGTTGTGTAACTGGCTGAGTGCGTAACCCCGTCAAACCGGCTTGCCGGTAGGTCGTATCGGGGCGCGGGTTGCGCAGCGCCTGTGGGTCATCCACCGGGTACATGCCAAGTTGAAGCTGCGGCTGATCCGGCTCCCAACAGGAGCGGCACACTAGGATGTTGACGTTCTTCGTCTTGATGACGAGCGACCTCAGTTCCTTCAGCTTGTAGCGAAAGCCGCAGCGGTCACACTGCGAAATCGCGTATTTGCCAGAGGCGAACCGGTTAGGCACGTTACCCCCTTAGTAGAACATCTGACGCGGTGCGAGACGCAGCGGTGCTTTTTCGCGGTCTTCGTCTGCGGCCTGCTGCCACAACTCATCATACATGGCCTTGAGGCCGATGGACCGCTCCAGCGCACCGGGCAGTTTTAGCGACAGATGGTATGCCAAGCCAGCCACGAGGGGCGGCAGCATACGGAACGGGATGTCCTGCGTCGTTGTACCCGAACCTCCGTCCTGAAGACGGCGCAGTCGGAAGTACACGAAGGTATAGAAGTTGTTCTGGTCCGGGGCAGGCCACACGTTGATCGACGGATGATCGACACCCGTGGAGGGGTTGGTCCCTGCGGGTTGTCCACCCGCCGGATAGGTTGCGCCTGACTGGCGGTTGATCCACACCTGAATAGGCCGACCCTGCGCGTTCTTGTTGGGGATTGTGAGGTACGTATCGGCGCTGATACGGTTAATGTTGATGTCCGTCTGCGCCTGCCCAGTCTGCGTACGGATGACGTGGTCGAACAGGTCGATGGTATCCACGGGGAGCGGATATGTAATCTGCCCCTGCACCATCGGGATGGAGCCTTGCTCCAGCGTCCAGAGGTTGATACCTTTATTTGCCCACTCAATGGTCAGCAAGTTCAGGCTGCGCCGTGCCGTGCGAAAGTCATAGCCGGTCCGCATTTCCACGCCACAACGCTCGAACGCCTCTTCGAAGAGCTCGTTAAGGTTGAGGTTAAAGGATGTCGTACCGCTGGTGGTCATTTCTGTCTCCGCGCTGCCTGTACGCGCTTAGGCGCACCGGGAGGCTGCCCCAACCGCTTCTTCTGAGCGATACGCGTCTTCTTCTCCGTCGGAGTCATCTCCGATGACGTCTTGGGGGTCTTATCAGAAATACGCTTACTAGGTCTACAGTAAGGTGTGCCGCGCTTCTCACCCGGCTGTCGCCCGCAGGCTTTACCCGTACGGACGTCCTTCCAGTCCTCTTGGAACCAGCGCTTAAGCGAAGCGCCTTTCTCGGTCTTACGAACTGCCACCTTTGTTACCCCAGTTCTTGGCACCGACCTTGCGGCACTTAGAGATAGCCCCGGAGGCGTAGGCGGAAGGAAAGACTTTGTAGCGCGCCTTAACCTTGGAATAGCACGCGTCCTTGGCGCTGCCACCTTCGGCCATGCGCTTCGCCTTAACCTTGCCGCCCTTGGCGTAGACGGTGACCGAGTCGGGGTTATCCTTCCGACGAATGGTCTTCGCCTTTGGCATCTTGGACGCCATCATAGCGCCCATACCCCGACTGGCACGCATATCAGCAGCCCTTCATCTTTCCGCCCATGGCGTAGCCGCCCTTGGCCATCTTCGGCATCTTGGTGTCGGTCTTGCCCTTCTTGGCAACGCCATCGGCGCGCGACGAGACTGAGCCACCCTCGGCGTACTTCTTCATCGCACGGCCCATCGTGTCAGCCGACTTCTTGGTCATGGCACGACCGGCCTTATCGGCCATCTTCTTCATGCCCATCTTCTTGTCCTTCATCTCGAACTCCTTGCCGACCTTAGAGGGAACGCCCACCTTCTTGGCGAACTTGGGGTTGTTGGCTACTGCCGCCATGAAGCTCTTCTGCTTGGGTGTCTTGCTTGGCATGATTCATCCTTTCTTCATGTCATCCAGTTTAGCTTCAAGGCGCTGGATACTTTTGTCGATGCGCTCTGCGAGCTTATCGAGCGTCTGGTTGACCTCCGCGCGAGTGACGTGGTCACGTGCCACTTCTTCCCGCGTTTTGTTGAGCAAGATACCCAAGCGGTCCAGTTCGTCGAACTTACCCTTAAGCATAAAGCCCATAACCCCGACGACCGCACTGAGGACGATGTTCCATATCATCATCTCCATGTCAGCACTTCCAAGCGCGGAGAGACTTATTGATACGGCTGTTCGGGTCGTTAGCAGTCTTGGATGACGTCAGCTTCTTCTTCATCCCAGACATCCGGGCGCAGAAGGACTTCTTGCGGCTACCACCTTCAGGCTGCGGAGCTTTGAGCCCCGGCTTCCCCGGATTGGCTTTGTTGTAAGACGCACGCCCCTTGGCGTTCAGCCCGCCCTTTTCGGACTTGCCTTCCTTACGTTGCCAAGCCGGGGTCTTAGCCATTAGCAGATTTTCCCTTTGGTGTGGCCCTTCTTGGCAATGCCGTCGCCACGGGTGACGCCGCCCTTGGCGTACTTCTTGACGGCCTTCAGGTCCTTGGCGTCCTCACCGGACATGCGGTTGCCCGACTTCACGGACTCGCCGGGGGACGGCATCGTGCGCTTCTTAGGCGGCATCATCCGCTTGGTTTCTTTACCAACCTGCTCGGAGACGCGGTTGCCGCTCTTCAGCGACTCCTCAATGGACGGCATACCGCCGTTGGCCATCTTCTTAACCGCACCACCCTTGGCCATCTTCTTGACCATGCCGCCGTGCTTCATGCCGGGGGCCTGCTTTTTCTTTGTTTCTTCCTCTTCCATACGACGGCGCTTATCGGCAGCGGTGTCACCTTCGCCTGCCAACTGCATGACGGGGCTGATTTTGCGTAGGTTGGAGAACAGACCTTCCCCGCTAGCCATACCGTACAGGGGGGAGATAGAGCCGAGGATTTTATCAATCTTAGCCATCAGACAAACCTTCCTTTAGTCTTGCCCTTGGTGGCGCAGCCGTCGGCGCGCTTGGA